TAACAGTATTGTGGTTTACATATTCTTATTTTTGACTTTATTCCTTCTGAGTGTCTTTCACAGACTTGGTTCATTAGTTTACCCTCTTGCCATACCTGTATTTTGGTTGTATGACTTTTTTAGTTACTGGGCAAACCAATTTTGCTCTCCAACAATGTGCATCATGTTGAGTTTGTTCAGGTGCTTCATTACTTATGATGTGTTTATACATCTTATGTAGTATTACACCAGATTCTACAAGTTCTCTACAATCTCTGCATCTGTGTTTTGGTGTGCATCTCATTGTCTGAGTGACTCCACAACTGTGTCTATCTCATTCTGGGCTTGAGTGATTTCATCATAAAAGATACCAAATTCGTACAATTGGATGAATGGTTTACACTTTCCAATCAATTCTCTAGCCTTTAGTAGTGATTCTACACATTCTTGGATTTCTTGTTTTGTATCCATGAAAGTAAATAGTATATGGGTCTTATAAATTATACGGTCAAGAAAAGTTGATAAAAAAAAGAAAAAAAGGAAGGGTATTACCCCTGATAATTTTCGCCATCAAAGACAATACGTTCTCTTGACAATGTTAGAACAACTGTTTGTCCTGCGTATTTGTCATTTGGATCGTCAATTAATGTGGTGATGTGTTCTTCATCTACTACCCACTCGAAGCCATCTTCCATGATTGTGTGGTGTACGTGTTCTATCATACCAATATATTGTTAATATGGTATTTAAACCCTCGGTGTTTTATTGAGTTAAAAAAATAAAAAAAAGGATTAGAATAGAGTTCGTCTATTACTAAATCGTCTATTGTGTTGAAGAGATTCTTACTATTGAAGATCCGTCGATAACTCCAGCTTTTGTTCTCCAAGTAGTGTTTACTCTAACTTGGTTATCTTCTGGAATCTCATGAAGTTTCACCGTTACGTCTCTCTTGATACCTATACCGTAGGAGTGTTTTGGAATACACATGATTGCATTATATGCATCGTTAGTTTGTGATTTTGCCTCTACAGCGTTGGTAACAACTAATTGAACTCCCATAAGTTCCTCTAATTGGGCTTTGAGCCAAATGTCTGGAACACTTCTGGTTGCTAATGATGTAACGTTGGTAGATGTGATTAGTTCACGCCATTGTTTTGGATGTAAGAATAGAACTGGTTTTACTCCACCTCTGAGATAACCTTGGTTTTCAAGATATTCTCTTCCGTAAGCTACGCCTGTTTCGTCAAATGCCACTGATGCTACGTTACTTGATGTAATAGTTGCACCTGTGTCTGCTCGTATCCAAAGACCTGCTGTTAGTGTACCTTCTTTAGAGATGGTGTCTAACATGTCGGTTGCTACAAAGTCCTCGTATGATGCTGAGCTTCCTTCCACGATAACTTGAAGTAAGTCAAATGGAGAATTTTCAATTTCATCGAAGTCACCAATGAGATATGTTCCTGTGATAGTTGAAGGAGTTACCTCAATGGATGTAATTGTTTGTGTAGCCTCTGATGGTGTTGTACCAACAGTTTGTGAACCGTTAGCAGGAAGTGAAGTTTTAAAGAATCGTGCTCTGTCTGCACCTGCATTAATTTCCTTTACTTTTGCAAATTGGAATACAGGAATGAAAGAGATTCCACCCGGTACGATTGCTACGTCAGTGTCTAAGTCCTGAGTTGCATGTGTACCTGATAATGCTACTGCTTCTGTGATTTGTGCTGGAACATTTCTAAATGCTTCTTTAACACCAGTCTTTGCATCTGCACGTCCTACCTGAACACTTCTGAAAATGCCGTGTGGGATAGTGAATTTGTAAGTACCGTATGTTTCAAGGGCTCTAGGATATTCTTTAGCAACTTCTGCGAAGCTCTTAACGTTAGAGTCAGCTCCAACTTGTGCAGTTGGTTTTTTCTCTTTCATTTTGAGTTCAGCAATATCAGATTCTAGTCTTGCTAGTTTTTCCTTGCTAATGTCTGCTTTTGTGTCTGCAATTTCTGGAACTTCTGGTGCAGTTGGCATACATTTTTCAGTCTTAGAATCGTATGCGTGACCCGGTGGGCACTCTTGATTCTCAACTTTTTGTACGTCGCCTGTGTCAACATCAGAATCAGCTAAGTCAGCTTTTTGAGATTCTGGTGCATCGCCAAATTGTTCTTTTTTCTTTTCAGAATTTGCAACACATTTACCTTGTGAAACGTCGAAAGTTTGTCCTTCTGGACATTCCTCTTCTTTTGTTTCTTTTGATTTGTTACAATTACAAGTCATTAATTGTTTTTATATACTAGGTATTAAGAGAACAAATAGACAGCTCCATATCCACGTTCAATACTTCATCACTGTGTATGATTAGAATATGACTTGGTTATTATAGAGAAATAATAAAAAAGATTAGTATATACCATATTTGGCATGTACTTCTTTTCTTAGTCTGTTTTTAGATGTCAAATATTTTGTACTTCGTGGTTTCCACCATTGTAGAAAGTCATATCTGGTTATTTTAAGACCATTTTTTCTTCCTGCTTCTACAACTGACGAAAGTACATAATCTACATGTCTTTCGTTAAACCTTGCTTTGAAGTTTTTTTCTATCCATATTTGGTTTGTATTCATATTATTACTACACATGTATAATACTTAAGTGTTTATCAAAAAAGAGGTATAAAGGGTCTAACAATCATGTTGGGTCTTGATATTCCTGTTGAAATACTCACCTTTAGAATCTGCTCCTTTCCATGAGTCAAACTTTCTTTCAGGTACATTACAAAAATTATACTCTTGACCGTTTAATATGACTGTCATTTCCTGTAATTCTTGGTCATATCTTACGTTACCTACAAATGATGATGTATGTGTAAATGCCTTGTATCTTTGTTCTTTGACTACTTCTGTCCATTCACAGGCACATTCTTTAAAGCTAAATTCTAGTTGTTTTTTTTTAACTCGTTACAACACTTGCAGAGATATCTTTCTTTCATATCATCAACTATTTTTGTTAGTTTCTCGGTATCTTCGTTAATGATTGATTCGAGTAATTCTATTTGGTCATATATCATTGGTTCTGGATGATCATCAGATATTTTTTTGAATATGCCTAACACTTCTTGTTTCTTCTCTAATGTGGCATGGGTAAAGTCTAGTTTTGTTTCTTTACCATCTCTAGTGATTGTCTTGTGCATTTCTGGGTCATTACATTCTTTGATATAATTCTCAATAATTGATACTGATGTCTCTGGTACTCCCGGTGTCTCAGTTAGTGCTAATCCTTCTGGTATTAGACCATAAGGCATTGAAAAACAATCTGTCTGACCGTTACAAACATGTTTAACTGATGTAGGAGTTGCTTCTATACTAGTATACAATAATCTGTTCTTTGCTAGGATTGATGCTGATGGGTCTGTGATTTCACCTTCATAAAATACTGTCTCTGTATCTTGGTTGTAGTGGAATGTTGCTTTTCCGATAACTTTGTCTGGGTTGTGTTCCCAGTTTAATGGAACTGTTTTTCCGTCAAATCTTTTTAATTCATCTTTAGTGTATAAATTCTGATTTCTAGAGATTCTTGGTATTAGTGCTACACCTGAGATTTTTGCGTTCTCATCAATTTTAGTGTATGACTCTAGATTGATATTCATACTAGATTAATTAATTGATTAATAAAGAGAATTAATCTTCTAATAACATGATATTACTTTGATACCATGCTTGAATAAACAATAATCATCTATCAATATTGGTTGTGGTTTCTGATAACCATCCATACCATATAGATAACCTAACATGAATTTATCTGCTATTTTTATCTCAAACACTTCATTACTGAATGGTTTTAGACTAGGTGTCATAGTAGAACGATGATACCCATTAGGTGATACACTCTCATAATGACCAACACCTAAACCATGCCCTAACTCATGTAGTACAATATTATAGATTGTTTGTAATGGTAATTGTTCTCTAGCTAGATTAATCTCAAATTTAGTTAACCCTGTTTCAGGATCTTTCTTTGCATCATCAAAGTTCAAAACTATACTTGTATTTTTTACTGCGTGAAGATATACAACAATAAATGTAAATTTATGTGAACTGTTAGAAAAATCAATACCTGTTAATCCTAACGCTTTATTATCAGGTTCTTCATTAAATGCTTCATAAGTTAAGAATATAGTACAATGTCTATAATCATCAGGTGTTTTATCCCAATGTTCTTCATAAGGTACTGTCGAATGTATATACATACTCCAATCGCCATCAGGTAGAAACTCTGACATCTCTACTTGCCAATCAAGTATAGCTTTCCATGATTCTATCTCTACTGATTTCCAATATTTCCAATCAACATTGGTAGGATTAGGCTCAAATAAACACACGTTAGGTGTTGCATCATGTCTTATACCTAGAAATTCATATCTATCATATACTTCATCTGTATTCTGTGCATTTACTGTTGTTATTGGTAATGTTAACACCATGCATACTGACAATACTAACAATACTATTGATAATAATCTTAAATTATTCAAAGTAGATTCTGAAATATCTCAAATGCTGTAAATGCTGTAGCCATGGCACCTATAACTATGTAGAATTTTCTATCTTTACCTGCCTGTTTAGCTTCAATATCGTCAAAATGTGACTTTAATTCTATTTCAATCTTCATCATTCTTCCACAAAGATCATCTATTTTCTCATCAGTAGCATCTAGCTTATCTAATATTCTCTTGGTCAAATCATCGAACTCCGTCATTGATAACTACACGTTCCTTGGGTTCTACATTGACAACCTCTCTTAGTACATAATGCATGTTGGTGTTCTTTACACATCTTACACATTCTTAGTTTCTTAGGTTTGACTGATTCTAATTCTTTCTTATCTATTGGTTTATCATCTCGTTCTGGGTTATCTGCTTTAATTTTCTGTGCAGATATTGCCATTTGTTTCTTCATATCTTCATCTGCTAATATTTCCTTATCATCTGTTAGTTCAATACCGATGTTGGCTTTTATCCATTCTCTCATCTCATTTAATGTAATATCACCTTTCTCTTTCATGTCTATAACCTGTTCTACTTCCAACTCTTTTACATTCTGTGTAGTGAATTGAATATGACAATCTTCATTGTCTGGGTCATATCCTAGATTGATTAGTATAGGGTCAAATAACTCATGCTTTAGTTTGTTGGCTAGGTATCTTTGGTATCCTCTGACTCTCTTTTGCACGATGGTCTCTGTGGTGTCTGATGATGCCCTACTGGTAAAGTCACCTGTCAGTATATCATGTGGAAATTGTGTACCTAACTCAAATGTTTTCTGAATATGTTGAACAAAGTCTGTATATTTACTGTTACCTGAACTCTCAAAGAACTCTATTTCTGGTTTAACTTTCTGTACTCTTTTATCTCCCGGTTTATACTCTTGCCATCTTCTTGCTTCCTGTCTTAGATAATCATCATTTGCACCATTATAGGTGATTGTTGTAATTGGGTATGCATTATTTAGGACAATAGATACCATTGCATCTTCAAGACCCCACATAGCTTCTACTAGTGGTGGCATTGTTCTGTTACCTATTGTTCTTGGTACTGCAAGAGAGTAGTATAATGATTTACCCCATGGTTGTCTAGAGTAAGATGTTAAGTTAAATTCAATAAATTTGCCTAATTTTCCTTCACCTAGTTTGTTTAATCCACCATTCTGTGTTCTTTGTTCATACCATTCTAACTCACCATATTCATCTCTTTTCTTTGATAGTATGGTTGACATGTCTACTTCTAGTACGTCTTGTACATCTTTCTCATCTAGTTTCTCTAAGATACCATTACCTGTGATGAGTATTGTAGTTACTAGGTTTTCAAATTTATCATAAAAGTTTGTACGTCTAATCCACTCATCTAGTTCTCTCTGTGCATCTTCTGATTTACATGTAATATTCATATCTGTACCTGTTATCATTTCAGAGTAAGATGCTACTGCTATTCTAATCTGTGGTGTTCTGTCATGATAATCAATTAGTCTATCAAATGTGATATTCTCTGGTCTTTCTCTTGTCCAATCTCTCTTTAGTATTTTAGCTACTGGTGTCTTTCCAGAAACGTTTGATGTTTCCTCTACTCGTCTAAATCTGTCTAGAATACTCATCCTGATGCACCTTGTAATACTAATAGTTCTGTATAATTTAATGTGCTTTCTTTAGCATCTGCTTTTGAGATTTCTGCTTTTACTTCATATAAACCAAAGATTGGCATTTCACCATCCTGTACTGCATAAGACCATGTGCCATTAGATGCTGATACTATTGTAGCTGTCTTGTTAAATCTGTCTCCCACTCTTCTAATCTTGTATATTCTAATCTTAACTGTATAACCTGATAAATTCTTTGCTTGTGTTTTGTTCTTGTCTGTGTAGATTGTACCTGTTAGTTTATTATCTGCTGAATAGTCTCCACGATACCATGTTTTTTGATCTAATTCTAGATAAAGACCGTATGCCAATTTATAGATTTACACCGAATTGTTTGAAGTCTTTTTCTGATAAGCCGTAGATACCCCATCTTCTATTATCTTTAAGTTTATTTAATTCAAAAGCAATTTTATCTTCTGGTGCATGTTCAGTTAGACCTAGTCTTACTCTTATATCTGAAAAATCAATTTTAGATTTTGACTTTGTGGAACTAATTTTTTTGTCCTTGTTTTCTTTACCGAACATGTGATAGTTTGATTTAATACTATAAAGAGAATTAATAACCTAATCCACCAGATTTATTGAACCACTCTCTAATCTTTCTATCGACCATGTGAGCTGTTGTTCTTTGTGGGTCTGGATCATTCTTCTGTATTCTGTCTATCTCTGCAATGATATCATCAATTAATTCATTGACTGATTGACTAAAGTTTTCCATTATTTTCTCGTAGTTTAATGGCACTAGCATAATTTGTTAATTCGTAAATAATAATAGAGAAGTAATAAAAAAGAAAAAAGAAAGAGGTTAGTAGGATACTAACTCACCGTTACCATCTTGATAACAGTGTTGTCCTGCATTTATCCACGATTCTTGGCATGGTTTACAGAAAAAAATATCTGCCTCTTCAACGAACATACAATCTGATGATTTTTTGTATTCACCACATTGATGGCATTTGCATACGTGTTTGCTCATACTTAGAATACACTATATGAACTATATTAACCTTGTGAAGTGTGTTTATTGACTATATGCTCTAATAATTCTGACTTTGTATTCCATTTATCTAGCCCACACCAACAGCATTTTAGTTTAATCATGTCTCTTTTTGTATGGGATAAAGAAAGTGTGAAGGGTCTCTTAATTCTAATATACGTGTTTTTTGTTTTTCTATTAATATCAATCTACGTTTTATTGATGCTTCAAGTTTATCTATAGATACTGCTTTCTTACCACATTCTGATGAACATGTTCTACGCCTGAATGTTAGTTTACCACACGTAAAACATGGTTTCTCATGTATCTTACCAGTCTTAATTAAATGGCGTCTTTGTGCTTCTTTCACGCTTAATTTGGCACAATCTTTACAATATTTTCTACTATAAGATTGTTCTATTACAGGTATCTCTCTGTCACATCTTAGACATGTTTTTATCATAATTTTGAATCTCATGATACATCACGTCCACATTCATCACATGCCCATGGTCTACCTTCACTCTCACTATTAGGATCTGAATGACATGTGATATATCCTTCACCACATGTACATTTTATTCTATTGTCAGTCATACTAAACAATAACAAGTCTTACACATATAAAAACGTGTGTCGTAATATTCAGAAGAATCCTTCCACTTGCGACATTTCTTACATTTCTTATTCATTTTCCTCACTCACAATTTCCTCATCATCTTTCTGTATCCAATCCCACTCTGGTCGTTCACTCATCTTCATCTCCTAGTATGGTCTTGAGGTTATGATAAATTGTACTCATTTTGATGTATTGGTCTGGTTCATCTGCCATGACTTCAACAAATGCTCTAAGGTGTGTCTCTAGGAAACAGTGTTTGCATAGTTTGCTACCATTGGATATATCCTTCATGAATTTTTGAAATATCTCCTTTTCCTCTGGTGTAATATCGTCATTCAACTTTCTCTACCTCTAGGAATACACTCTTCTTACTGTCCTTCTTACCACCTATCTCGCCTTGAATAATATCAGTATGTGAATAGTCAAACTCCTTCAAATCCCAACACGCCATGATAAAACAGTCCAGTACATCAGCATTAAGTTCTTCTTTGTCTATTCCACCTTTCTTGTCAAACTGTGCTGAACGCATCTGTGATAGTAGTTTAGTATGTGATGGGTGTATTCTTACCTTACCGTTCTTTACCATCTGTGCAGAATTGATTGTCATTTTTGAACGTAGTGATTGTATGTTTGCTGATTCATGGTCTCTTATTTGTAGACCGAAGTTAACTGGTAATGCTGGTATGCCTCTTTCTTCTAGGTCTCTTATGAATCCGGGGTGTGCACTATCTATCTTACAGTTGTCATTAAATCTATGTGCCATATCTTCCATTACGTCTAGCATTGCACTAGGGCTTGGTCTTGGAAACTCATTAGCTTCTATAACGTATATGATACCATCTCTTATCTCAGCACCCAGAACGCCAAAGTTACTAGACCCGAAAGCAGGGTCGCCGTAACAACCACTTCGCCCACCAATAATTGATAAATCATATTTTTCTGTAACATCGTCAATACCCTCGAATATATCTCCTAATCCATAGCCGTACTTAAGGTTATATTCTCGTTCAAATGATGGGTTTTGTTCCTTCTCTACCTTGATAATCTCTGGGTCATATACTACTCCAACACCATGTGTATAGTCATATTGTTTCATTACATAGCCATTGTCCTCTTCATCTTCCATAGTCTCAAATAATCCACCGGGCATGTTTGGGGTACTGACCATAGTGATATATGCATCTCCTTTTGCTCTGTATCTCTCTGCTACTGTACGTGCTTCTTGTTGATACCTTAATGGAAAAAAGTCTCCTTCATCTAAGAATACTAGTCTAGGGTTGAGACCTCTAGCTGGTTCCAAGTGATTAGTAGGAAATGCTTCTATCTTACAACCGTTTAATATTACGAGTGATTCTTTAGTCTTGAACTCTCTACCTGTGAATAAGCCTTTGATTCTTCCCACTACTTTGTTAGTTAATTGTTGATTTGCTCCTGTAATGATTACTACTGATATATCTACTTGAGAGTTTCTCCATTCATCATCTTTTACACAATTCCATGCTATCCATCTAGTCATGAACTCTGTAATGCCTAACCCGGTTGCTTTTTTCACCCAAAGCTTCTTATTTTTTTCTAGTATATATGCTAGTTCTTTCTCATATTCTGTATAGGTGAGTTTCTTTGGTAATGCCTTCCAAAACTCCTCAAATGCCATGCCTCTATACTTTTCAAACTCTACTATAGGCTCAACGTCATTCTTAACGATGCTTAGTGCGTTATGTATATCAGCTTCAAATATGGTCATGTTCATTCAACTCTGGGTATTTCTTATTATGTAATGATATAATCTTTCTTAAGCCTGTTACTTCTTGTACATAAGGTTGTATTAGTTTCTCTATCACTGACATACGCCTGAAATATGCCTCAGCTAGTTCATTATTGCCATCATTGGTAGCCTTCCAGAATTGTTTTTCCATGTTCTTGAATATAGCTTCCCATCTCCTGCCTCTTCTATCCATATCCCACCATGCAGTTCTGCTCATAATTCTTCTCGTTTTTTGTGCGTAGTCATGCCTAATTAGAAGAAATTTTGGTGTTAGCGATGAAACAACTTACAATTTTTACGATTAACAACATAAAAAACTACACTAACACCATGTTTTTCACGTCTAATGGTGGTTAGTGTTGGTTATTATTATATTTATTGCGTTGTACCAGCTAGCTTGTTAGCTTGTTAACAGGTCATTAGGTATATCACTTAGTACACCTCTTCCTCTATGTGCTATTTGTTTTTCGTTTTCCATCTTGCTATTATTGTTAATGTTATACCTATAATAGGTATCATTTCTAATGTGTCTATGCCATATAGTAGAAAGTCTATTACTATACCATGTCCATGTAAGAATCCTTGACCAAATACACACTCTAACGCCCACCATGAATGTGGTATCTGTAAGTATAATATTACTGCTGATATGCCTAGGCTCTCTGCCATTCTTCTGTCATACCATGCTAAAAATCGTTCTAACATATTCTTGTCGATGCTGTAGGTAGTTGCCTACACTCCTCAAATGTGTTTGGTTCTGGTTGATAGTTGATTAAAAATGGTATTGCAAATACTATAATTGCTCCTATTGCTAGGATTAATGCTGACATACTAATCTTCAACCCATACCCACTTTCCTTTATTGTTTAATTTTATTGGCTTTTTCTTGCGTTTTTTATTGATAATTTGGTTTAAGAACATGAGTTGATTGGCTAACATGTAGGTTAATTTGGTCTTTTCTGCACCTTTTGCTGTCTTTAGTTTCTCTCTTATCTCCTCTACAAATGCTACCTGTGTCTCTTCCTCTGGTAGTACAAACTTTTCTTTTTTAAACCAATCCCAGAATGTCATTCTTTTTTATCCTCTCCTTTAAGTTCTTCCAGTTCTTTTGACATATCTCCAATCTTTTGTATTGCTTTGTATAGATTAAATTCGGTTGCATAATGGCACCTCATAAGGTTTTTTTTAGAGTGATCATTTACTATTTCACCACAATGCCAACAGGTTTTAGCCTGTATCTGTTTAATTACTGATTTATCTGTCGTCAAGATTTACCATACCCTTGCCTTCACAGACAAAACACTCAAAACTCATAAACACCTTATTGCCTTTACATTGTGGACATCTTATTTGTACACTCATCTAAAATCTCCACCTCTGATTCTTCTACGCATAAAATAGTCTAATATTCTTTGACTTAAATTTCTTTTGCCGTACCTTTCTTGTATCCTCTCTATGTCATATTGATGTAATATATTTTTGGTTTTGCCTAGGTTCATTGATGGATACATAATACAATCCTTTGAACGATTGTCATGTCGTAACCCTAGGGCATGTCCTATTTCATGCATTAATACTGTTACAAGTGGTGGTCTAGCTAGGTCTTGCCAATTAGAATGTGGTACCCAATCCCAATTATCATTGATGCAAATATCACCAGATACCTCACCTTGACCCGGAAAATATGCATGTGCTAGTACACCTTTTCTGTTGTCAAAATGTTCTAACTCTCTAAATTCTATCTTAAAGTCTGCCTTTGTATTACCATATACTCGTTTAAATTTTATATCTTTGACCCTTAAACCCCATGACCTGAACGCTACTGTTACAGCTCTTTCTTGATCATGTCTGGATTTCCAATCATTTGTGTATGATATTAATTTGTATGTTAATTTACCTTTGTGCCAACTGTGCTTCCATTCATCTATCAATGGTTCTGCTACTTTGTTGTTAACAACTGAGCCAATGATTAAACCACCATAGCCATGTACACCAAGCTCACACATTACTTCTGTGTCTTTTTTCTTTGAAAAACGTCTACCTCGCATAAAAAAATAAGGATATAAGCACTTAAGAATATTATTTCTTGTGCCTAAATGTCGTTTTTGTGCTTTAGATAGTCTGCTCCGATAACAATAGCAATTGGTGCTAATAAAGCCACAGTTGTGGTTTCGTTTAGATCAATCTGTTCGGTTGCAGTCCATAATGCAATTAGACCTGTGTAGGCACCAAGTGCATAATATCTTAGATTTTGCATAATTGAACCTCAGATAAGTGGTTTATAAAGATATATCGGTATTTTTTAGTATGAGTGGTTTGAATGGTATGTTTAACTTACCCCTCTCAATCTGCTCGTCAAAGTATGCCTTTGCATCAAAGATGAACTCATCACCGTTAGGAGATACCACCTTGATAGCCTTAAACCAGTCTATGTAGTCATGATGCATATTCTTACTATTTGTGACTGGATTCTGTGTTGGTCTTACATTATTTGTTAGATGTTTCTTGTTTACCCCTAGCTTTTTTGCCACAGCAGACACACCCAATGATATGTTTGCCACTATAGCGTTCCATTTCTCTAGGAATGTTATCTTATTTCTTTCGTCTAACTGTTTTGATATGAATCTCTGTTCTGCTAATGTCTCTTTTAATTCGGTTGTTTTGTCTATTGTACCACCTATTCCAGATTCAATGTCTATGATAATTTGTTTACATTGATGATAATATTCTAAGCATTGACCTAAATCTTTCTTCTTTTTACCTGTACTCTCTGTTATTTCAATCTCTAATAATCTTAAATCTGTAAATTGTTTTTCAAACTGTTCAACGTAAAAGTATGATTTACCTAGTTTTGATAATAATGATTCTGCTTGTTTAATTGTCTGGTGTGATACTTCTAATATTGTTTTGAGATATGTTGTATATTCATAATCATGTGGTTCTTTAACCTCTGCTCTTGCAAACTGTTTTAGTTTGTCGATAACTGCATCACCTGTTTGTTTATCTAAAGGAAGGGAACTAATTTTATGTCGCCTTTTAAGAGACAGTGGGTTCTTTTCGTGGTGTTTCTCAGCATCGTCAAAAAGTGCATAAAATGCATCATTTCTAGATATTGAGATACCTTGTTTTCTTAAGAGATCATCGTATATAAAAGAACATAAATCGTTTAATCTTACGTGCTCATAATATCCATTCTCTATTAATGGTCTTGTTACCTCTTTTAGACGTAGGATGTACTCTTTCTTGGTCTCAAATGATTTGTTTTCTAGGCTAGATAGTTGGTTTAAAATTTCCTTTTGAGCAGAAAGATATTCTTCTGCATTTACTATCTCTGACACATATTAACTGTTATATACTGTATTAATAAACATTACTAATTCACGCCTAATAATGTAGTATATATTATGTTATGAACTATAAATAATATAGGAAATGTCTCAAATAATTACATTACCTGTATCTCATACCTGTGATTTTTGCAACAATGAAATGGTTAAGATAGAGGCAGGTAGAAATACATACAAGTGTTTGTCTTGTGGTGCCAAAGAAGATAATTATTAAATAAAAAAGAAAGAAAGAGCAGTCTATAATTCTGGGTAAACAATACACCATGCTAATTCTGTCTCGAATTTTTTGTTTTCTTGTAATACTCTTTGTTTTGCTCTTGATTTTCTACTTCTGTATGAGTTGATTGCTTTTCTCATTGCTTCTTTATCATAGCCTAATCCTTTCTCTTTTCTTTCGGCTATCCATTCTTGGGCAGATTTAATTTCACTTACTGCCTCATCATACTCAGTTTTTGCATATTTTAGCATTAAGCCATCTAATACAAACTCGTCTGGTGTGTATGCTACAAATTCTAGTTTACCATCATATCTGTCAACTCGTCTGACTTGATGGAAAAAATCATCTCCTAGTTTTTGGAACTGTTCTAAACTAATGTGTTTCTTCATACAAAGAATACACATGAATACCATATAAACATAGATATTTTAGTATGTAAATTTGCATACCATTAGTCACAAAATGATGTAAAAAAATAGGAGTCTTAAGCGT